ATGCCACAAGATAAAATAGTAATACATGGTGCACGTGAGCACAATTTAAAAAATATAGATGTTGAAATTCCAAGAGATAAATTAGTTGTTGTTACTGGGGTTTCAGGGTCTGGGAAATCATCTCTGGCCTTTGAAACTTTATATGCAGAAGGTCAACGTCGATATGTTGAATCTTTGTCAGCTTATGCCAGACAGTTTTTAGGAAATATGGATAAACCAGATGTTGATTCAATTGATGGTTTGTCGCCAGCAATCTCTATTGACCAAAAAACAACTTCTAAAAATCCTCGCTCAACAGTCGGGACGGTTACGGAAATTAATGACTATTTGCGTCTATTATACGCCCGTGTTGGGACGCCATATTGTGTGAATGGTCATGGAAAAATTTCGGCACAGTCAGTTGAAGAAATTGTTGAACAAATTCTTGAACTCCCTGAAAAAACACGTTTACAAATTCTCGCTCCTGTCGTACGTACCAAAAAAGGGACTCATGTTAAAATGTTTGAGCGTATCCAAAAAGATGGTTATGTTCGTGTTCGTGTTGATGGCGAAGTTTATGATATTTCAGAAGTTCCAGAACTTGATAAAAATAAAAAGCACAACATTGAAATTGTTATTGACCGGATTGTTGTAAAAGAAGGAATTCGTTCGCGTCTTTTTGACTCTGTAGAGGCTGCGCTTCATCAGGCTGAGGGTTATGTTATTGTTGATAAAATGGATGGTTCAGAGCTTCTATTTAGTGAATTTTATGCCTGTCCAGTTTGTGGATTTACCGTTCCAGAACTTGAACCACGTCTTTTCTCATTCAATGCTCCTTTTGGCTCATGCCCAGATTGTGATGGTTTAGGAGTTAAATTGGAACCCGATGTCGATTTATTGATTCCTGATACAAGCAAAACACTGCGTGAGGGGGCAATTATTTATTGGTATGGGAAAGCCTCAACTTATTACCCTGCTCTTTTAGAGCAAGCAATGGAGCAATTCGGCATTGATTTAGATAGGCCTTGGGAAAAACTGTCAGAAAAAGAACAACAAATTGTTTTATATGGAAATGGAGATAAACTTTTCCATTTTCTGCACGAAGGAGATTTTGGATTACGTGACCAAGATATGACCTTTGTTGGGGTCATTCCTAATCTTTGGCGTCGTTATCGTTCAGGAATGAGCGAGTCAGCTAGAGAAATGGCGCGTTCTTACATGACTGAATTGACTTGTACGACTTGTCATGGTTATCGTTTAAATGATCAAGCACTTTCTGTTAAAGTGGGAGAGAAAAATATTGCTGAATTTTCAATTCTGTCAATTGGCGATACACTTGATTATGTGAAAAGTTTAGTTCTTTCTGCAAATAATGAAATTATCGCAAAACCTATTTTGAAAGAAATTAAAGACCGTTTGACTTTCTTGAAAAATGTTGGTTTGGATTATCTTACGCTATCTCGTTCAAGCGGAACACTCTCTGGTGGAGAGTCACAACGCATTCGTTTAGCGACACAGATTGGTTCAAATTTATCAGGCGTTTTGTATATTTTGGATGAACCTTCCATTGGTTTACATCAAAGAGATAATGACAGACTGATTGAGTCTTTACAAAAGATGCGTGATTTGGGGAATACCTTAATTGTCGTTGAACATGATGAGGACACGATGATGGCAGCCGATTGGCTTATTGATGTTGGGCCTGGGGCAGGTGATTTAGGAGGTGAAATTATTGCCTCTGGAACACCAAAACAAGTCATGAAAAATAAAAAATCACTGACAGGGCAATATTTGTCAGGAAAAAGAGCCATTCCAGTTCCTGAAAAACGTCGAGCCATTGATAAGAAAAAAATGGTCAAGATTACAGGTGCAAGTGAGAACAACTTGCAAAACCTTGATGTTGAGTTTCCAATGGGAGTTATGACGGCTGTAACTGGGGTTTCTGGTTCTGGTAAATCAACTTTAGTTAACAGTATTTTAAAAAAATCATTAGCTCAAAAATTGAATCACAACTCAGAGAAACCTGGTAAGCATAAAAAAATTACTGGTTATGAAGGAATTGAGCGTTTGATTGATATTGACCAAAGTCCAATTGGTCGAACTCCACGTTCAAATCCGGCTACTTATACCAGCGTCTTTGATGACATTCGTGATTTATTTGCCAATACAAATGAAGCAAAAATTCGTGGTTATAAAAAAGGACGTTTCTCATTTAATGTTAAAGGTGGACGTTGTGAAGCCTGTTCTGGTGATGGAATCATCAAAATTGAAATGCATTTCTTGCCGGATGTTTATGTTCCATGTGAAGTTTGCCATGGCAGACGTTACAATTCAGAAACTTTAGAAGTTCATTATAAAGGGAAGAATATTTCGGAAGTACTCGATATGCGCGTGTCTGATGGCTTGGAATTCTTCCGTCATATTCCAAAAATTGAACGTAAACTCCAAACGATTGTTGATGTAGGTTTGGGATATGTGACGCTTGGACAACCGGCAACTACTTTATCAGGTGGGGAAGCTCAACGGATGAAATTAGCTTCTGAATTACAAAAACGTTCAAATGGTAAAGCTTTTTATATCTTGGATGAACCAACAACTGGTTTGCACAGTGAAGATATTGCGACCCTGATTCAAGTATTAGACCGTTTGGTTGAACAAGGAAATACGATTGTTGTCATTGAACATAATTTGGACGTTATTAAAACAGCAGATTACATCATCGACTTAGGTCCAGAAGGTGGTGCTGGTGGTGGAACAATTCTTGCTAAAGGAAGACCAGAAGAAGTTGCAAAAGTTGCTGACAGCTATACTGGTCAGTATTTGAAAGCAAAATTGGAAAAATAGGACTGATGGAAATTTAGACTTGTAATTAAAAGACTTGTCATTAAGTGTAGAGGGTTGATAAAACTGTCAGCTTGTTCATCTGTAATTAAAATACTTAGTTCAATAATCGAATTGACAGAACTGCCTAAAAAATGTTCACCTTTGGTCGCATATGAAAGAAGTGCCAGCATAGCTGCCAGTTCCTTTGTTCACCGATAAAATGCTTCCTCTGGTCACATTTTACTGACAGGATTTATCTTAGAAATATTTATTAGATAAGCTTTCTGTCAGTAAGTTTTACAATAAAAAGCGTAATCTATAAACTTAGATTACGCTTTTGAGGAAAGAAAATGGATAAATTTAAGGAAATTTTTGAAGCGATTAAAGCTGACCCACAGAACAAAGAATATACAAAAGAAGGGATAGAGCCGCTTTATTCTGTCCATAAAGAAGCAAAAATTTGTATTATTGGTCAGGCGCCAGGTATTCGAGCACAAGAATCACGACTCTTTTGGAATGATCCGTCAGGTGACCGCCTGCGTGATTGGCTTGGAATTGACCGAACCACTTTTTATGAGTCAAATAAAATATCTATTTTGCCTTTAGATTTTTATTTTCCTGGAAAAGGAAAATCAGGTGATCTGCCACCTCGGGCAGGTTTTGCTCAAAAATGGCATAAAGCACTTTTAGAAGAAATGCCTGAGATTGAACTTTTTATTCTAGTAGGTTCTTATGCCATAAAGTATTATTTAAATTTAAAATCATCAGCAAAAACAACAGAAGTGATTCGTGATTTTGAAGCTTACTTACCAAAATATTTTCCGCTTGTTCATCCCAGCCCACGAAATAATATTTGGTTAGCCAAAAATCCGTGGTTTGAGCCTGAACTTTTACCAGAACTAAAAAAAAGAGTTGCTCAATTAATGAAATAAATTACTGACAGGCTGTCAGTAATAAAAAAAGTTACTGACAGTATGTTAGTAACTTTTTTATATCCAATTACTCAATATATTTTTCTGACATCACTATTTTCAGATTTTAAGCCAATGTATTCAAATTATGCCAGTTCTATCCATAGGATATCTTCTGAAATTCTTTTTCCGCCAATTCATACAAACAATGATTCAGATGGTAATGGTCCAAAAATTGATAAATATTAACCGATTCAATCACATCAAAATAGCTAATATAATCAACAATATAGTCATGCATTTCCTGTTTATTAATAGTGACTTTGATTTCATCCTCAAATATTTCAGTAATTGCTTGGTGCATTTCCGAATATTCTTTGCTGATAATTGAATAAGCTAATTCAAAAGGTGCATCCGTCGTATCAACAAAGACATTAAAATATTCATAACTTCCGCCATTAGCTTCAAATATCTCCCAGAGAAGAAGAATCGCTTCATGGTTTGCTCTTACCTCTTGCGGATTTATTGCGTCGAAGTATTCTCCACGATGATTGTCTTTATTAAGAATATGGATCAGTTCATGAGCGACTTCAAAAGGAGAAGCATCCTTGAAATTATAAACCATTATTTTGTTATCCACATTAACCACCGCAGCTATTGGAAAAGTATCTACTGCAAAAATCTCAAAGCCACATTTTTCAATTTCTTTGAGGAGATAGTCTAAAAGCTCCTGTCTGCCCATAGAAAACCTCCTTATTTATCCTTATCTTCCAAACGTTTCCCAAGAGCAAGTTTCATGGCATTTTTTATTTCATCAGTCAAAGGTTTGCCGTCAAATGAAACCCATTTATCCCAATTAACTTTGCTATCATCTACTAAATCAGCCAGATCAACAGTTTGGTTTTGTTCTCCATTTTTCAAAGCAACAATTTTTGTACTTTCTTTTTCTTGCTCTTTTTTCTCATTTTTAGCAAAACTAAGAACTTTTTCCTGCCGTATATCATTTAGAGACTTGCTGACTTCCACTATTTCGGCCACAGTTGAAGTTTGTTCTTGCTTACTTTGCCAATCCTCTAAAGAGTAGCCTTTTTTATATGAAGGATCAATATCAGATTTTAATATTCCTAAGCTATCAGAAATTTTTTGAAGATTACCCGCATTAGGTCTTGTGACTCCTTTTATATAGCCGGATAATGTTGTTGGAGGAATTCCAGCTTTTCTAGCAAATTCAGCTTGGGAAACCCCTTTTTCTTTTATTTTTTGTCTAATATTATTAGAAATAAGTTTTTTTAATTCCTCTTCTTGAGGTGTTAAAGTTCCTCTTCCCATTATTTCATCACTTTCTTGAAATTTATTCTACCGTTATTATAACGAATTAAACAGTATAAATCAATCCTTTTTAACGATTCTACGACTTTTTTCGTATTTTATAAACGTTTTTTCTTGACATACCGTTTAAACAGTATTATAATAAATTCATGCATAATGAAGTAAATTAATAAATAATAATCTAATTTTATAAGTCTACTTACAGATATCTTCATATCAGCAAGATTTGAGCATCTCAAAGAGAAGAAAAATTAGAGAGGTGGGAGGAGTCGCCATAACAGAAATATTGCCATCCAAACTAACACTAAAATCAGTGCGAATTAATCGAGGTTTGACCGTAAAAGAAGTTGCAAAAATACTCAATAAAAATTGTCAGATAGTTCTTAGCTATGAGAAAAATAGTGAAAATATTCCAGTTGAGTTGTTAATGAAGCTATCAAATATTTACCAATATCCAATGGATTATATTTTTTTACAATAACATACCGTTTAAACAGTATGCATTACAAAAAGAAAGGAGAAATCAATGATACAAGAAGAAGATTTTTGGAATTTAATAGAACAGAAACTTTTGGAAAAGAAAATGAGTTTTGGAGAACTTTCAAGAAAAATTTTAAAAAATGGAAGTGATGGTCAAATCTATGATAAACGTGCGAAAAACCTATACCCATCAATAAAAACTCTTAAAAGACTAAGTTTTCTTTTCACTGATGATGAGCTCTATTTAATTTGTAGAGGCAATGAAAAGAGTGGGTATGACAATTACGCTTTAACACTACACCCCAGTAAAGAACTTATTCAAAAGCAACGCTTAAGAAGAAAATTACAAAGAGCGATAAGTTTCCTTTAAATAGTATTTTGAATAAAAAATCTATAGCTTACATCAATCATAGTAAATCTAGAATATATTGAAAGAACAGGAGAAAATATGAAAAATAGCCATGCAAATTTATTAGAAGCCTCTTACAACATTAGTGATAAAGATTGGCGAATAATCCGGTCTATGTTAAGAGTACTCTTAAGACAAAGTGATACAGTTCGTAAATCTGAAAATGTTGCCAATGCTATCCAAAATATTGCAAGAGATGAGGACAGAATTGTATTCTTTAAATACTTTATTAAGGGGCAATCAATTCTTAATGTTTCAATGGACCAATATTTTAGTGTTGAATCTGTCAAGAGATATTTAAAAAGAGGGACAAAAGACTTTATTGCCGTCTATAATAACGGAGCCTTAGCAAAGTTATTTATAGAATAAACAGAAAAAAACAGACACTTTATTGAGTAACATTTCTTTTATTATTAAATAAGAAAGGAAAAATAATAAGGCCTTAGCAATTTTGAAAATCAGATTAAGGAGGTGAGGCTAATGGTATAGGACAAGAATCTAAGGAATGAATAGAAAAAGAAAAACTTACAACTTCGTAACATCTGAATCTATGTAATCCCAAAACTAACAGACAAAATATTGAATGATCTCATTAATGAAAATGAAAGGAGGATAACTGATGTCATTTGATTCTTATGCAAGTTGGCTTGATCAACTTAAAACAATTGGTTTGTCAGATATAATTTTTAGAGTTGAATCTGAAATTAAAGAAGATGCACTATATATTGAGATTAATGATACTCAACGTATTAGAAGTGACAATGATTATATGATTATTGGCTATACCTATCAAGTACGTTTATACGTTACAAAATCAAATAGTCCATTTATTGAGAAAGTTTCTGAAATGCTAACAGAGGGTTTAGCAGAGGGAAAGTGGGATGAAAAAAATCAAATGTATGTCTATTCCGGAATGATAAGTATAGCCGGTAAATATGAAACTTAACCCTGACAATCAACATTTTAGAATGACAGCTGAATTAAGTAACAAAAGCAACGATGTAGTTCTAAGAAATCAAATTGTTTAGGAATCCTAACAAATATTGTAAATAATAGAAGATCAAAAGTTAGGAAGATTATCAAGAAGAAAAAATATAAAACGAGCATAAAATAGGCTCAATCACTTAAATTTAAAGGAGAAAAAAATGAAATTAGATTATAACGCACGCGAAATTTTTTGGGGAAATGAAGCACTTATTGTAGCCGATATTACAAAAGATACACAAGGAAAAATTATTGATTCTAATCATAAAATTGTAACTGGTTTGGTATCAGTCGGAGCGATGGAGGACCAAGCAGAAACTGCCAACTTCCCAGCTGATGATGTGCCAGATCATGGAGTCAAAAAAGGTGCTACCTTGCTCCAAGGTGAAATGGTATTTATTCAAACAGACCAAGCCTTGAAAGAAGATATTCTTGGACAAGAACGAACTCAAAATGGCTTGGGTTGGTCTCCAACTGGTAATTGGAAAACTAAATGTGTTCAATATCTAATTAAAGGTCGAAAACGTGATAAAGAAACTGGTGAATTCATTGATGGATGGCGTGTAGTTGTTTATCCAAATTTAACACCTACAGCAGAAGCAACAAAAGAATCAGAAACAGATTCAGTAGACGGCGTAGACCCTATTCAATGGACATTGGCAGTACAGGCAACCGATTCAGATATTTATTTGAATAATGGTAAAAAAGTACCTTCTATCGAATATGAAGTTTGGGGTGACCAAGCTAAAGATTTCGCAAATAAAATGGAAGAAGGCTTGTTTATTATGCTACCTGATACAGAGTTAGCAGGAGGAAAAACTCTTGTAGCACCAACGATTAATGATGTTGAAACAGCAACCACAGGGGGATCAGATGCAAGTGTTGTACTTCCAACAACTTTGAAAGACAATATGGATACTGATATCTCCGTTACAAGTAAAATTCTGGATGATAACTTAGAAGAAAAAACAAATGGACAGTTGGCAGTAGGAACTTATACAGCTGTATTTTCAGCAAAAGGTTATCAAGATGTCTCAGCGACTTTTAAAGTTACTGATAAAGTCTAATAAAACGATACTTATTTGATGAAACAATCATAAGAAATATAAGATTTAAGCAATAAGATAGGGGATAAAAAATGAAACAACTAAGTACAGCACGTAAATTTAAAATGATTACAGGTAAGGATCTTTTTCAACAACAAAAAGAAATGGAAAAAGTTTCTAAAACAGAAGATGGTGATGTCACCGACGTTATGGAATTTGTTCAGTTTGGCTTGTATTTAGCCTTATTTCAAGACAATATTTCGCTAGCTAAGCAAGAATTTGCAGAATTTCGTGAGACCTACAAGTTTGATACGAATGGCAAAGGTTTGAAAGAACTTGTTGATATCTGGAAAAAGGAAATTTAAGATAGTTGAGGGGTTCAAAGCGTGATTTTAAGAGACGCAATTAAATATATGGAGCTTACTGGTTCTGATTTTATTACTGATCTAAAAGGATTTGGTGAACTTCAACGCTCATTTTTGCTTGCTCTTGTTGCGAATGACTTTACAGAACAATATGAAAGTTTCACTGATAAGTTATTAATCCTTTGGGTAAATAAGGCGGGAGGAACTAAAAAAATATTAAAAGATGAATTAGAAATTCCCGGACCCAGTGAGTTAATTAAATTATATTGTAAAACTATTTTTGAAAAAAAAATAGAAGAAACAGAGGAAGTCTTCTTTTCTTCATCCAATCTTATTAAGAAAAAGCAAACAGCTGATAGCAATAAAACTTTAGAACTATTAGTATTTCTAGCTAACAATGAAATGAATATTTCACAGTATTTAGATATGGAAATAGAACTTGTCTATAAAATTATTGAGCTAGTTGCTGAAAAGAAGAAAGAAGAGCGAGAAAAAGAAAAAAGACGTAAAAGAAAGGGTATGTAATGGCAAGTAACGATAAAGTTGAGATTGAAATCTCTGGCGATACTACCAAATTTGAAAAATCCCTACGTAATATTGATACGGCAATATCTATTTTAAAAAACAAAGCTACAGTGCTAAAACAAGCATTGGAACTTGATCCGACAAGTACGGACAAAATGCAACAGTTGCAAAAGAATTTACAACAACAGCTTGAAATGTCCAAAGTCAAAGCGAGTCAATTAAAAAATGAATTGTCAGGAATTGGTCAAAGTGGTCCTGATAGTCAGAACAAATGGATCAGCTTACAGAGTAGCTTAGCTAATACCAGTCTTCAAGCTGATAGACTTGTCTCAGATATCAAAGGTATTGATAGCGCGATTAAAAATGGCAACTGGCAGGTTCAAGCCGAAATAGATATGAAGGATTCGGCCGTAAATGGCAAGATAGAAGGTTTTAAATCTAAATTTTCAGGGATGAAAGGAGCAGCCGTCAATGCTTTTCGAGAAATTGGTTCTAATGCAGTAAGTGCATTGGGAAATGGACTCAAAGGTTGGGTTAGCGGTGCTATGGATACCCAAAAGGCCATGAATTCATTGAAAACAACAATGAATTTTGCAGGAAATGGTGCTGAATTTGATTCTTTAAGTAAGAGAATGACAGATCTCTCAAAAGGAACCAATACAAATGCAGGGGATACATTAAAACTCGCTAGCACATTTGTCGGTTTAGGTTCTAGTGCAAAAGAGGCGGGAGATAGAACAGATGCTCTTGTAAAGGCTAATCAGGCTTTTGGAGGAACAGGCGAAGACCTTCAAGGTATCGCCCAAGCTTACAGCCAGATGTCAGATGCTGGTAAAGTAACCTCCGAAAGCATCGAGCAGTTAACAGGTAATAACGTAGAGTTTGGTTCTGCAATAAAATCAACAATCATGGAAATGAATCCAGCTTTGAAACAGTACGGATCATTTGCAGGAGCTAGTGAAGCAGGAGCTATTTCGGTAGATATGCTTGATAAGGCAATGACTAGCCTTGGGAAATCAGGTGGTGGTTCTGCAACAACGATTGGAGATGCTTGGGATAACTTTAATGAAACCGTAAGTTTAGCTTTATTACCAGCCTTGGAAGCTTTAACACCAGTGATTACTTCTATCATTAATAGTATAAGTGACAATATGCCAAATATCGTTTCTGGGATTAAAGGAATCATAACATGGCTTAAAGAAAACTGGGACTGGCTGAGTAAAATATTAATAATTATTGGTGTTTTTGCAGGAGTTATTGTAGTTATCAATACAATAGCTACCGCATTTGGTGCCATATCTGCCGCCGTTAGTTTTTTGTTAGGTCCTATTGGTCTGGTTGTTTTAGCTATTGCCGCTTTGATTGCGATAGGAGTTTTAGTATGGCAAAATTGGCAAAAAATAGCAGATTTCGCCGTAGAAATTTGGAATGGAATAAAAGAATTTTTTACTGGCCTTGGAACTTGGTTTAGTGAGCTATGGGCAGGAATGGTTGAAACTGCCAAAGAAATTTGGAATACTATCGTCGAATTTTTTACAAATATTGTAATAGGTATTCAAGAAAAGTGGACAGCTTTTACAAGTTTTTGGACCGAGTTATGGAACACAATTATAACGATAATCAGTGGTGTTTGGCAAACAATTTTAGAGGCTGTAAGCATCTTTATTCAAAATGTTATAGTTTTCTTCCAACCATTAGTTGAAGTAGTACAATCAATTATTAATCTTTGGTTGGCAATATTTAATCTAGGTTTTCAAGCAATTTTGGCCTTAGTAAATTTGGTTATTACTGGAGTTTCACTTCTCTGGCAAGGTTTGGTTACCATTGTAAACAATGTATGGTTAGCTATCTTAAATTTTTTTACACCAGTTATTATGGCAATCCAAAATACAGTTCAGTTGGTAACAAGTGCTATTAGTTTATTTTTCCAAACGGCTTGGCAATTTATTGTTAGTGTTTGGGGAGCTGCTTCCATTTGGTTCTCTACCATTTTTAATGCCATAAGTGCTGTAGTTTCTGGAGTATTCAGTGCTATTGGCGGTTTTGCTTCAAATGCATGGGCTACAATTACAAATGTATTTGGAACAATTGGTTCTTGGTTTGGTGGAGTGTTTGAAGGAGCTAAAACAGCTGTTTCCGGGATATTTGATAGTTTTGGAAATATTGCAAGTGGTGCTTGGAACGCAATCAAAAACACTTTTGGCGGGGTCTATGACTTTTTTGTCAATGCCTTCTCAGGTGTTAAAGATTTCATTGATAATATATTTGGAGGAATATCAAGTACCATCAATGGAGTCTCCAAAGCCATTAATGGTATCTCGGGGACAGTAAGCAAGATGTTCAAGGGATCATTAGTTTCTAATCTACCTGGCCTTAACTTAAATAACGCTTCACAAGGTATGACACAGAATAGTGTCTCGACAGATAATAGAACCTATAACACCTTTAATGTCAGCGCAGGAGGCGGAGATGTTACAAATTTAGCACGCGCAATCAGACGAGAATTTAATACAGGAAGGGCTTGAAATGATAAGACAATATAAAATTCATACAAATCTTGATGGTACAGATAATAGAATATTCGATGTTACCAACGGTAAGCTAAGATTTTACAGTCCATCAAATTTAGGGATAACAATTTCAAATAATATTTGGTCGGCAAATGGTATTGGAGTAAAAGGAAATAGTTCGCTTTCTCACCCTGATATTACATTTGGAATTGAAACATTCGGGGACAATATTAGTGAGAATTATGAACTCTTAACCGATTTTATTCAAACCTTATTAAAATTAGATTTTGTGACCTTGGAATATACTACGGAGAATTTTACTGTTTATGCTGACTTGGCTTTAAGCGAACAAACAAAAACTGAAGGTTACGGGAAAAATGGAACTTTTAGCGAGACCATTAGTTTTCAAGCAATTACGAAATGGTATACGTTTGAGAAATTAACTTTCACAACAATAGAAAACGGAGAATTTAATGCCAATTATAGCAAAATTTATAATAGCGACAAATACGTTTATTCAGATATTCCAAACTATACATATTTTGGAGAATCAAATGTCCAACGTTTCAGTAGTTGGGTAATTGATGATGGTATTTTCAGCTTTACAGCTCGGATGACACCTGCTACACCTAGACCAACAGATAATAAATATGGCTTAAGATTTTTAGATGATAATTTCAATGAATATACAGCAATCATTTTAAACTTACCAACAGCTCCAACGTCAATCTCATTTAATACCGATGTTAATGATGAATATTATAATGCCATTATCGGTACAAATGTAGTCAATCAATTTCCAGCATTAGATTTTAGCAGATTTAGAACGAGAATATTTCAACATGGGAAAATGGAGCTAGTAGGAGTCGCTGATGTTGAAATGTCGGTCAAAAAGAAAGTAGATTTTATTTAATATGTTACTTGAATATAATATATACGATAATTTTAATCCTAATACCATGAGATATGACACAATTGAACCTAGTCCAGGAGCACATTTTCCTAGAGGCTATCCAGCGCCAAAAGCAAGAGGAGTCATTCTTGATTATGAACTGTTTCAAACAGGTTATGAGTTTACCAGTACAGGAGTATTGACGACGGAAGCAAAAGTTGGTGATGTTATTGAAATATTGACAACCCAAGATAATAGTTTGGCACAAACACCTGATAAAACAATAAGTCAAAAGTTATCACTATGGTATGTAATTACAACAATTGATGACGATAATAAAGTGGTTTTACAAAATTATTTTTGGTATATGATTGAAGGGAGTTCATATCCTACGGCAAATATTTATGGTTATGCTGGTACATTTTGGACTATTTTGACTGGAAGTTTGTACCCGCAACTGATGTTATGGGGAAGCAATGCAAATTGGGAAGAAACGAACCTTGAGCTCAAGTTTAATATGGAAGCCGACACGGTTGAAGCAAAAGAGTTAGCAACAAGTTTATTTTCTAAGATTCAATTACAACCTGTTACTTATTCTTATGACTTGTTTAATCTAAAAAGTCCTGGCATAGTCGTTGGTTTACTCACAAATGAATGGACACGACAAAGAAAAAAATTTAGGCTTGATGAATTACAAAATCCTGCTCTAGAAAAAATAGTAATTACAGAGCGTTCACAATTTAATTTTATCAATGTATTTGTTAAAGACTCCAGCACGCAACAGTATCCCAGTAAGAGTAAGGGATATACGTTAGATGATAACGATAATTTAGTTGCTCTGAATACTTACCAAGGTGATGGTCATGATTTACCTGAGCAGAGAACAGTTAAAACAATGTTTTATGATAAAGAGCCAACAGATGCGCAAATAAAATCAGAAATAATGCCAAGCACAACCGTTAGTAAAATATATTTCAATCAGATTAAATTATACCCAATTCAAGTTAATGACTTAGTTGAAATTTGGTATAAGGGAATTGTATATCGGGGATATATAGCAGACAGAAATTTTACACCTAACGGGGAACGCTTAACTTTTGTAGAGGGAGAAAGAGGCTAGTATGAAATACACGGCAATTTTAGGAGATAAATTCATCATAGAACCCTTTGAAACGTTGCCTCTCAAGCTAGATCATACGCAAGCGATATTACCTGCTACGGTTGTTTACGGTGGTCGTAATCAGGTTTATATTTATACAGATTTAGAATATAACGTAGGTCAATGTGTTTCAATCGGTGGCTACTCCGTAGGAGGAAAAAAGTTCAGATTAATTGAACTTTCGATTACCGATTATCCGGTTTTAGATAATGCTTTAATAACAGAAAAGGAAAAGATATGACAATAACAAAGTATACGTTTTTTAGTCCAAATGGGAATGATTTTCCGGTAACAGCTAATGCAGATGCTAAATTGTATATTTTGCTTAGCGGGATTGATTTGACAACATTTGCATTAAATGATTGGGACGAACCAAAAGAAGTGGGATTAACTAAAACTTATGTTAATACCTCAGTGGTAATGGCTGGTCGCTATTTTGAATTAAAAGAAGAGCTAGTTCAGTTGAATGCAGCTGCTAAAAACTACATTCATGTAAATATTGATTTGACTAATACGCAAAATCCAGTCAGTCTATCAGTAGAAAATGCTGATAATTCAAATACAATTGATACAAACAATAAATCTGGAGTCTATAAACGTCTAATTGAAGTAATTGATACCAATGCGGGAAATATTGTTGCTACAACAAAAATTATGCAAAAACATATTTTTAATGCGGCTCAAATTACAAAATTGACGGCAGATGTAGCAAATTTAGTTGATTTGGAGGTTTCTAACAATATTGTCAGTCCAAATTTAACGGTAAAAAATAAGGCAACAATAAATAATCTTACCACTCAAAATATGTTACAAACCAAAAATTTGACTGTGACAGAGAAAGCTAATATCGGTGGACAACTTGATGCACAGAACCTTTATTCAAGAAATGCCACAACAACATTTTCATTGGTTGTGAAGGGAAAAGCAAGTGAACGCTCGAATTCTTTTCAAACCCCAACAACTTATAGCACAATTAACGGTACAGCACTACCAAAATTTACGCTATATAAGTCGGCTAATGTGGTAACTTGTAACTTTGCAGGAAGTATCACGCAAGGTTCGATACCTGGTGGTGGGGCTATTGTAGGATGGATTCAAGATAATAAATTTAAACCAGAGCATACCCAAAATTTCACTGTTTTCACTATGAATGGACAAAGATGCCGTTTTACAGTAGACGCTGGAGGTGCCATTCGTTCGCATGAATCAGTCACAAAAGGAGTCGAAATATGGGATAGTATGCAATGGATAGTAGCTGGTACAGAAGGAGGATTATGATATGACAATAGAAAAATATACTTTTTATAGTCCAAATGGTGATGATTTTCCCGTGACTGCTAATGCAGACGGGAAACTCTATATGATGTTAACGGGTATGGAATATGGGGATTTACGTGTAAAACATTGGAAAAAACCGCTTGACACAGCTTTGAATCGTGTTTATATAAATACCTCAATTATAGTGGGAGGTCGTTACTTTGAACTTGAAAGCCACGCTGTATCATTGAGAACGACTACAACGAACTTTGTTCATGCCGTTATAGACCTGTCTAACGAACTTGAGCCCATTTCATTAACCGTAGAAGAGGCTAATAATTCAAATTCAATTGATATTAATAATGATTCTGGTATTTTAAAGATTTGCTTCGATGTAATTGTGACAAATGAGACTAGTGTAATTAGTTCTAAAACTCCTTCACAAATAACTAATGTTGAAAATATTAATGTAAGTGGCATTCTTGAGATGGGAAAGACAGCAACTATTAATATTGATGTGGGTTATGGACATATTGTTCGGTTTACGCGTATGGGTAACTTAGTGTATGTAAATTCGTCTAATCGTTTTACATCTGTTCCACCAGTTAACCGTTGGAATTCACCCGGGATTACCTTACCTCTTGGATTTCGCCCCACAGATACTGTCAATGTTTTTTCGAGAGCCTTAGATGGAACCGGCGCTCAGGTATGGAATGAAATCGGATCTAGTGGTAATATTCGTACCTTTATAAACCCAACACTAAATGTTAATACATATTATTTAACCCCCCCACAAATGTGGGTTACGACAGATCAATTTCCAACATAGATAAAACTAAGAAAGAAGGAGATATGGAGGAAAAAGCATGGCAAGAAGTTGTTGAGCGTCTAGTTAGAATTGAAACTAAACTTGATAATTACGAATCGCTGAGGGACAAAGCAGAACAGGCTTATTTAATAGCTTTAAATAATGCAGAAACAATTAGAGAAATTAAGGCTAATAATAAATGGGCTTGGGGATATATGATTACACTTGGAATTGCATTTGTTGGATATTTACTATCAAGAATTTAAGGAGGAAATGTGAAAAATTTTTTAAGGGATTTAGCAGAGCGGGCAATTAAAACTTTTGCACAGTCCATGGTTGCACTCTTAACTGCTGGAGCAACTGGAATTCTTGAGGTGGATTGGATAAATACGCTTAGTGTCGCTCTTTTGGCTACTGTAATTTCTGTGTTCACGTCTCTGGCTAGTTTAAGCGTTGGTGAAGAAACGGCAAGTTTAATTAATAATAAAAAAGAAGCCCAACTAGATATCTATAAAGATATGGACCACGAATTTACAGAAGGGGGCGAATAATGTCAAGTATTGAAAATATGATTATTTGGATGCTAGCTCGAAAAGGCGAAGTTACTTACTCGATGACTTCACGAATGGGACCCAATAGTTATGATTGCAGCTCGTCAGTATTCTTTGCCATGATTGCTGGTGGTTTTCTGTCAGCAGGTTCAATGGGAAATAATGAAACTTTGTTTGGAATGTCTGGCACAAATCTGAAAGAAATCAGTCGTGGAGAAGTGCAACGTGGTGACATTTTCGTCTCAGGCACTCCGGGAGTTTCGACTGGCTCTGACGGACACACGGGTATCTTTTTGAGCAACGGCTCATTCATTCACTGTTCTTACACTCACAACGGAATTGCAGTTGATACGAATGATGCATATATGAGTACAAGATTGCCACATCATTTTTATCGAATTGTCAGTTCAGGTTCAGCAAATACTAACAATAAGCCTCAAATGGTTACATTAAATATCGACGGTCAGTTTGGAAATGAGACTGCTAAGCGATTGCAAGAGTACTTTGATACGGCTGGTAAAGACGGAGTAATTAGTCATCAGTACAAACAAATCTTTAATCAAAATATTTTTGCCGCTCAGTTTGATTCATCGCTGACAGGCTCAAATGTGGTTAGAGCTTTGCAAAAATTCTTAGGGATTGAACAGGATGGTTTATTTGGTCCTGAAACTATTAAAGGACTTCAAAAATATCTTGGAACAAGCCAAGATGGCTTTATCAGTCCAGTATCTGATGCTGTGAAGGTCTTACAAAGTCAATTAAATAAGAATAAATTATAA